TGTCAGATTCATCATATAAATAATTATCATATGTATTTTTTTTTTCATCTTCATAAATTTCTTTTACATAACTGATTAAATCGTTGATTAATAAATATTTATATTAAAAAATTACCAAATGATATCATACAACATATAATATCATATACATATAATTTTCAATCTAAAATATTATTAAATGATATTATATCTTACATTGAAACACGTAAAACCATATATTATAATTATTTTAATTTATATATAGATTTAAATGAATATAAATATTTATTAATCAACGATTTAATCAGTTATGTAAAAGAAATTTATGAAGATGAAAAAAAAAATACATATGATAATTATTTATATGATGAATCTGACAACAAATATTTGTATGATTATAATATTTTTACTAGATTATATAAATTATATATGTTAAAAAATAAACCATCTTTTTATATTAAAAAAATAATTATTAATTTATTTAAGAGAAATAGAATTAAAAGTAAAATAAATATATTATGGGGTTTATTTTCTCCAATAGAGAGAGTATTATTTATTGAAGATAAAATTCTGTACTATAACATTGAGTAATATTTAAGTAAGTTTTAAGTTTTATTAATTCTTACTTCTTTTGCAATTTTACGTATAATTTTATTTTCATTTTTAATATCATTATTTCCGATTCCTCCAATAGTTTCAATAATTAATTTACTATATTGTTCTGAAATTGTTGAATTACTTTTATAATCAGGATGTTTTGCTTTAAATTCAGGTAATAATCTGGAATTTTTATTTGCTACACTTTTGATCGCTTTTCTTATTTTTTTTTTATCATTATTTTCTTTTTCCCATTTATTTTCATCTTTAATATATATTATTTCTCTTTTTAAATCACTACAATGAACAGGTCTTTTATTAATTTCTAATGCTTTTAAATTATTTACAATAATAGTTGAAATACCTTCTATATATCCTAATTTTCCTACACTTTCTAAATCAGTTAATTGTAATTTGAGAGAATCTACAAATTCCATAATATTCATTGCATCTTTACATGTTTCATTTAAAAACACATTTAAATTAAAAGTTTTATTATTGGAATTAATAGTATTATTAGTTATATTATTATTATTTTTACAAATGTCTACAATTTTAGTTGTCAATTCTTGATTTTGTTGTATTAATTCTTGATTTTGTTTAACAACATCTATGACCAAATTGGTTAATATTTTTAATTCATTAATTTCGGTTTTTTCTAATATTAATGTATTATTTTGTTGTTGAACATTTGGACATTTTTGTTGAACATTTGGACATTTTTGTTGGTGTTTCCATAGTCCTTGTCTATATTTATATTCTTTACCACATAGACAATAAAATAATGAACTTTTTGGAACCTTTTTGTGATCATATGTGTAATCCATTAGACATTTTTGATGTTTTTCGGTATTTAAATGTCTATTAAATTGACTTTTTCGTGACGTATTATAGTCACATTGTTTACACCAAAATAAATGTCCAATTTTATAGACATTTATGTAATCCATCATGTCTTCTATTTAGAGGACATAAAAAGTTCTTAAATTCTTTTAATTTATAAATATTTTTATTTTTTTTATAAAAAAAATATTTTATGATAACAAATATTTTTATTTTATTTTAACGTCCAGACCAAAAAATAAATTATGCAGTCGTTGATTTTTTTTTTCCAAGACTTTTTTTGAGAAATTAAAAAAGGACATTTATTTTTGTCCATTTTTATTTTTCGGAAAAAACTTTTGAAAAAAAAAAAATTATTTTTTTTTTCAAGAATATTTTTAATTTTCAAGAATATTTTTAATTTTCAAGAATATATTTAATTTTCAAGAATATTTTTAATTTTAAAGAATATATTTAATTTTCAAGAATATATATATTATTAAACAATTTAAAGAATATATATTTTATTAAACAATTTAAAGAATGTATATTCTTATCAAACAATTTAAAGAATATATATATTTTATTAAACAATTTAAAGAATGTATATTCTTATCAAACAATTTAAAGAATATATATATTTTATTAAACAATTTAAAGAATGTATATTCTTATCAAACAATTTAAAGAAAAATATATAATTATATTATTAATAATGGTTCAAATTTGTTCTATGACATCATATACAACTGCTAATGAAAATAAATATAAAACTTATTTTGATTATTATAATTATCCATTACATATTTTTCAAAAATGGGCTATTCAAGCAATTGTAGAAAAACAACACGTATTAGTTTGCGCACCAACCGGCAGTGGAAAAACACTACCTGGCGAATTTGCTATTAATTTTTTTCATTCAAAAAAGAAAAAAACTATTTATACTACCCCTATTAAAGCACTTTCTAATGAAAAATTCTATAATTTTACACTAAAATACCCCCATATCAGTATCGGATTAATCACTGGAGATATTAAAACAAACCCCGATGCTGATGTATTAATTATGACAACTGAAATATTATTAAATAAAATTTATCAAATTAATAGTAAATCTACCATTTCTTCTTCAATATCATTTGAAATGAATATTGAAGAAGAATTAGGATGTGTCATTTTTGATGAAATTCATATGATTAATGATGAATCAAGAGGTCATATATGGGAACAATGCATTATGATGTTACCATCTCATATACAAATAATTGGATTGTCTGCTACATTAAATAACCCTGAAAAATTTGCTTATTGGTTAGAAATGAGAGGAGAACAAATCAATCATAGTAATAAACAAGTATACTTAACTCGACAAATAAATCGTGCTGTTCCTTTAATTCATTATAGTTTTATTACAACTACTAATGGAATTAATAAATTAATTAAAGATAAAAGCATACAAGATGAAATAAAAAATTCTATTAATAAACCATTCGTTATTCAAGATGCCAAAAATATATTTAATGAAACACAATATCAACATACCACTAAAATATTAAATTTATTAAATAAACATAACGCTTATGTTAAACGTCATCATATATTAAATAAACTTGCTGAATATTTAGTTAATCAAAATATGTTACCTGCTTTATGTTACGTATTTTCACGAAAACAACTGGAAAAATGTGCAGAAGAATTAACCACTAATTTATTGGAATTTGATAGTAAAACTCCTTATATTATTGATAGAGAATGCGAACAAATTATTCGTAAATTACCTAATTTTGAAGAATATTTAAATCTACCAGAATATTTAAATATAGTTAAACTTTTAAGAAAAGGAGTCGGAATTCATCACGCAGGATTAATGCCTATTTTGAGAGAAATGATTGAACTTTTATTCGCAAAAGGATTTATTAAAATATTATTTTGCACTGAAACTATGAGTGTTGGAATTAATTTACCTGTTAAAACAACTATTTTTACAGATATTAATAAATTTAATGGAGAAATTATTCGATCATTATATAGTCACGAATATACACAAGCCGCTGGAAGAGCAGGACGATTAGGAATAGATGTAGTTGGACACGTAATTCATTTAAATAATTTATTCAAAAATGTACAATTAAATAATTATAAATTAATGATGAATGGATCTCCACAACTGTTAATGTCTAAATTTAAGATATCTTATAATTTTATATTAAATATGTTATCTATAAATAATACCAATTTAATTCATTTTTGTAATAAAAGTATGATTACCAATGAATTAGATTCTCAAATGAAAGAATTATATTATAAAATAAGTAATTTAAATTTAGAAATGGATAAAATAAAAGATTATGTTAGTAAATTAAAAACACCTATTGATGTTATCAAAGAATATATCAATTTAAATAATAATAAATTTATTAATGTTAATAAAAAACGCAAAGAAATTGACAAAAAAATTCAACAATTAGATGATAATTATAAATTTATTCAACAAGATAAAAATAGTTTTCTACTTATTCTCTCTAAAGAAGAAGAATTACAAAAATTACAAACAGAACTTGAAACAATCGAAAATTTTGTAAAAAATAAAGTTATTTCTGTATTACAATTATTGAATGAAGAACTATTTATTGAAGGAGATTTAAAAAATGAATCCTCTATTAAATTAACAATGAAAGGAAATATAGCATCTCAAATTAGAGAGACACATTGTTTAATATTTACACATTTCTTGGAAAATAAAAGAATTGATACATTGACATCTAAACAATTTGTATCTATATTTAGTTGTTTTACTAATATTAAAGTTAAAGAAGATTTAAAAGATATTACACCAAATTCAAGTGACGCAATTATACAAGAAAATATTTTATATATTACACAATTATATTCAGATTATAAAAAAAAGGAATTAAATTATAATATTAATACAGGTTTTGATTATACTATACAATATGATTTAATAAATTATGTTCTTGAATGGTGTGATTGTAATGATATCGAATCGTGTAAATTGTTATTACAAAAAATTAATACAGAAAAAGAAATATTTTTAGGCGAATTTGTTAAAGCTCTTTTAAAAATTAATAATATTTCTAGTGAATTTGAAAAAATTGCGGAATTAACTGGAAATATTTCTTTATTAAGTAAACTCAAAGAGATCCCTAATATTACATTAAAATATGTTGTAACCAATCAATCTTTATATGTTTAATTTGAATCAATCATCATCATTTAATTAATATATAATATTTTAAATAATCATTTAATTGTTAAAATATATAAATAATAATAAGTATTATTAAATACTTATTATTGAATGTTAATTAATAAAAAATATAAAGTATTAGAAAAAATAGGTAAAGGCACATTTGGAACAATTTATAAAGGTGAAAATATAAGAACAAAAGAATTAGTTGCTATAAAAATAGAATCAATTAATGATGATATTAAATTAATTAAAAATGAAGCTATTATTTACCAATACTTAAATAATAATAATGGAATACCTTCTGTTAAATGGTTTGGTAAAGATACTGATAATTATTATATGATTATTAATTTATTAGGTGATTCATTACAAACTGTTAAAAATAATTTAGGAAATTTCTCTCTAAAACAAACATTACAAATAGGAATTAAAATTATATATTTACTGAAAACTATTCACGATAAAGGATTAATACATAGAGACATAAAACCAGATAATTTTTTATTTAGTTTAAATAGTGAAAATAAAGATAATCCAGATATTTATATAATAGATTTTGGATTTTGCAAACCATATATTAAAAATAATATACATATTTTAGAAAAAAATACTCATAATTTAATTGGAAGTTATATATATGCTAGTTTAAATGCACATCAATTTAAAGAATTAAGCAGAAGGGATGATTTAGAATCAGTAGCATATATGTTAATATATTTAAATTTAGGAAAATTACCTTGGCAACATATATCATTTAACAATCCAAATATTAATGAAGAAATATCTATTTTAAAATTAAATATTTTAAAAAATACAACAATACCACAGGTATTAATTAAATTTATAATATACGTACACAATTTAACTTTCGATGAAATTCCAGATTATACATATATTATTGATCTTTTTCAAGATATTATATAATAATTATTATATTTTTTATAAATGATATAAAGATTTCTAAATATATCATTTAAATGCAAATTGATAACGATGATAATACACCTTTTAATACTGAAACTTTGATTGGGTGTGTCAAATGGTTTAATAATAAAGCTGGATACGGGTTTATTACAACAACAGACACAACATCACCTGTTACAGATATTTTTGTTCATCATAGTTCTATTAATGTTGATAATCCTCAATATAAATATTTAATTCAAGGAGAATATATTCAGTTCAATTTATTAAAAACGACTTCTTCTAATCACGAATGGCAGGCTATTAATATTAATGGTATTAATGGAGGTAAATTAATGTGTGAAACTAGACGTGATTTTAAATTAGCCAGATTTGCGTATAAAAAACCTATGGATGAAAATACTTTAGATAATACTACTTTAGATAATACTACTTTAGATAATACTACTTTAGATGAAAATATACAAACTGAACTTATTGACAATACAGACAATAAAGATTGGACTTTAATACAAAAAAAAAATCAAATAAAACAAACTAAATTTAAACCTTTAAATAAAACTTCATTACCTTATAAAAAACAACAATCTTAAACCTTTAACCTTACATAAAATTCAGTAATTTATATATTTTTATTCAAATACTTAACTTATATTATTATATATTTATATATTATAATGTCTTCGTTACAAAAAGGAGGAACCGCAAAAGCTCATATTGCTAGAAATAAAATGGGACATAAACACAATTGTAATTGTGTAATTTGTAATAATATGAAGAAAAAAAACTCTAGAGGAGGTTATGAAGAAGATTTTAAAAAAGATATAGGCACTTTTTCACATAAAACTAATGGACATAAAGATAATTGTAATTGCCCTATTTGTAAAAATATGAATAAAACTAAATCTAATAACAATTCTACAAAAAAAAATGGACATAAATTAAACTGTCAATGTCCTATTTGTAAAATGAAAAAAACTAATGGACATAAATTAAACTGTCGATGCCCTATTTGTAAAAAAATGAATAAAACTAAATCTAATAACAGTTCTACAAAAAAAAATGGGAAAAAAACTAATGGACATAAATTAAACTGTCAATGCCCTATTTGTAAAAATATGAATAAATCCAAAAAATCTAAATCAAGTTAAAACTACAATAAAAATAAAAAAAATCTTCCCTAAGGAAGATTTTTTTTTATAATATAAATTTTTATATGTACAAATTTTTTATATATACAATTTTTTATAATTTTTATAATTCTTAAAATTTATACTATACTTAATTCTTAAACAAAAGCCATTATATATCTAAATAAGTCTTCATTTATTTTTGGCAAATACTGTAAAATACGTTTATTATGAGTATTAATATATTTTGTTATTTGATTTTCTGCTATATGAAATGTTTTTCGATCTTTGACGTTCATATATAATTTACTTTTTGAATATACGTGTATTTCTCTTAATAAGCTCACTGATTTATTATAACATGTATTACATAACTTATGTAAAATTATTATATCCTCAAAATTTGCGTTCATTACTATAAATAATTTATGTATTTGCTGAACTTTTATCATTACAGATGATTCTTTCTGTAATTTGAGTAATCTTGATTTTAAATCATCTATTATGCGAAACAAATTGCAACTATTAGTATTGATTAAGTTAGTTCGTGTGAAAACCATTTTGAACTTTGAACTTTGAACTTTGAACTTTGAACTTTTTGAACTTTACCTTTATTTCCTCTTAAATACCTATTATTTTCAACAAAAAATTACATTCAATTTTTTTTTAAATACTTATATTTTTACTATTTTCAAAATTTATAAATATAATTATTATGTATGGAAAACAAAGAAGATATTATTAATAAATCTATAAATATATTATTTAATAATAATGTAAATAATTATATATTTATTTATACTCCTCCCAAAGTAGGATCAACTACATTAGTTACATCATTACGTGTTTCTTTAGGAAAATCCTATAATATTATTCATATTCATGATGAAATTATGTTAAAAGTATTAACCAATATAACGGATGTTACTATAAATGATATTATCAATTATCTAGCAAAAAATAATAAAAATATTTATGTTATTGATATTTATAGAACTGTAATTGAAAAAAAAATATCTGAATTTTTTGAAAAAATATCATGTTACCATTTTAATAATTCTGAAAATAATATTAATAATTATAATATTTCAAAAGTAATAACCCGTTTTAATAATGTATATCCTTATATACAAAATGAAGATCATTATTTTGATAAATATAATATATCAACTCCAATCGATTTTGATTTTGAAAAAAAATATACAATTCAAACAATAAATAATATAAAATATATAAAATTACGTTTATGCGATTCAAACTCGTGGAATAATATTCTCTCTAATATTTTAGAAACAGATATAGTTATAATAAATGATTATGAAACAAATAATAAACCAATTAAAGATTTATATAATTTATTTAAACAAGAATATAAATTACCAATAAATTATTATGAAGATTTAAAAAACAATAAATATTTAAAATTTTATTATTCTGAAAAAGAGAGAACTGATTATTTAAATAATTGGAACGCAAAGTTATCTGGAATATTTATTCCATATACACAATTAGAATATGATTTTTATTTAAAATTATGTCTTGAAAATCAATATATTAATGATGTTTTATTTGATCATTATATTGATAATGGATGTTTTTGTAAATATTGTTCAATTAAACGAAGAGATATTTTTTTCAAAGCTAAAAAAGGAGAGAATAATTTTCCAAAAATTATTCATAATGAAGTGATTAGTCAAGTAATTACTAATTCAAATCAAACGAAATTAAATATACTTAAAGAATTAGTTACAAAAATTAAAAATAAACAAATTAAAAATACAACAACAAATAAGACAAATAATTTTTCGCCTAGATCATTTTCAATTACAAAATAAGAATAAATCATAACTAATTTAATTTATTAAATATTAAATTAGTTATAAACTATGTTTATGAATATTTTTCATCCATAATAATTTATTGTATTTAAATATTGGAATGGATAATTGTGATATTACTGGTTTTTGTATTTGTAAATAAATTGTTAAAATTTCTTCATTTGTTTTTGTTATATTATTATTAATTTTTAATTGTAAATATATTTTTTCTAAACTAATTTGTTGTTTTAAAATTTCAATTTGTTGAAATATTTCTTTAATTTGTTTATTAGTTTTATATATTTCTTCTAAATTTATATATTTTAGCATATTTTGTATATTTTTATTGTTTTCATATTTTATTCTTTTTTGTATTATTTCATTTTCTTGTCTTTTAAATTCTTTTTTTTGTTGTTTTAAGTTATTTTCTTCAATTTTTAGTTGTTCTTTTTGTTGTTTTATATTATCTTCTTCTCTTTTAAGTTCTTCTTCTTCTTTTTTTTTATCTTCTTCTTCTTCTTCTTCTTTTTTATTAATTACATAATATTCATCTTCATCTTCTGATACAGAATCCGCTGTTAAAAATGTAAATACATAATTTAAGTTCATTTATTTATAAATAAAAAATACTTTAAATAATATTTCAAATTTTTAATAATATAATATATTTTTTGTTATATAATTATATAATTAAATAAGTATTTAAATGTTATTAATAATATAAATTATATAATGCATAAATTTATATTATTTACATGTTTAATAAATTCTAAATTCCTTAAAATTAATTCTTTAAAAGCGAATTCTTTAAAAACGAATTTTAATACAAATTTATATAAACCAAAAAGTGAAAATCAAGTCAAATATTTAAATGTATTAAATAATGTTAATCATAAATTAATAATAACAATAGGTCCTGCTGGTAGTGGTAAAACATTATTTGCTTGTCAACAAGCGATAACTGATTTGAAATATAAAAATATAAATAAAATAATAATAACTCGTCCAATTGTTTCAGTTGAAGAAGAAATGGGATATTTACCTGGAAATATAAATAAAAAAATGGATCCATGGACTAGACCTATATTAGATATTTTTGAAGAATTTTATAGTAAATCTGAGGTAAATAAAATGTTAAGTAATGAAGAGTTATTAATTTGTCCAATAGGTTTAATGCGTGGTCGTACTTTTAAAGGTAGTATAATAATAGCAGATGAGATGCAAAATAGTAGTCCATCGCAAATGAAGATGGTAACAACTCGTTTAGGTGAGAATAGTAGAATGATAATAACAGGAGATTTAATTCAAAGTGACCT